TTATCGTTTTGATATTTGTTGTATGCTTTTACTAACAAGTAAATTAAACCGTAAATCATTAATACTACTACTACTTTCATATTACCATTGACTTAAAGTGTAGATTAATTTAGCAACATCACTTGCTGTTTGACGAGGCATAATATCTGTCATCGCTTCAATTTCAATCCATTTATCTCCATCAAACATCAACCAATTATCTTTATTGTCCCAAGCAGCCACTTCTGCTGTTGTTTCACCAGCATCACTGTAGGTGTGTTTACCGAACTGAACGCTAATAGTACAGCCGTTTTCGAATGTCATTTGGAAGCCCTCATTGAAGCCTCTCTCAACCATTGTCTTAAATGCTTTATCTTTCATAACTTTTATTTATACTAATATACGAAAAAAGGCTCACATAAGCAAGCCTTTCCTCAAATTAATCCATGTCTTTTTCTGTAGAAGACTTAGTTTGTTTTTCTTCTAAGTCAATTATTCTTTCACGTAACTGATCAATAGTACCCCAGATATGTTCGGCAGTAGGGTCTAATTGTTTAATCTCCTGTATTAATTCTTCTCTGTATCCTCTCACATAGAATCCATTTTCAATATCATCAGCTAGATCCTGTAAGTGTTGAGGAGCCTGAATGCTAATTCTTAAATCGTGATCACTCCATTTAGTTTTATAATCAATAAAACGCATACCCTTAGTTAATTTCTGATGTAGGTTATGCAAAGTCCAGTTACGAACTCGAACAATAGATCTATCGTTACCAAACACTTCTAAGAATCTAAGGAACCATCTTGGACAGAACTTAGGCTTAGCTTCATAGTCCATAGCCAATACTAAGGGAAGCATTGTCTTAAAGTATGATCCCTCGTCATTATAAGGTACTGAACCTAGGTAGGAATACTTCTCATGGAAGTTTTTAGGGAAGAATATGTAACGAAAATCATCTAATTTTATACTGCGAGTATAAATCATTCCTCTACTCCTTCCTTTCCAGAACAGGATAGTGTACTTAAGATTGGTTAAGCGTTCTTTAAATGTGGGTGCTTTATAAAATTTACTATTTTTCATCTTCCGTAAAAAGTTCCGTAGAACCAGTTTGACCAATTGCGTTTCATTTTAGTTACCTTGATATCAACCCGTCTCTTGGCACAGGTGATCATATAAGTCTTCGGCTTTTCTTCCAAGCTTTTAGTATACTGCTTCAAAGCTTTACCGAAATCCTTCTTGTAAATATTGAATAAGAACCAGAATAGTTTCTTCTGATTATAATCTTCAAAGTACCATTTACCGGTTCGGTAAGTAGCTAATTTGCTGTTAGTAGCTGAACCTTCATGCCCGCTAAATAGTTCAAAGTGATTCTGTTGAGATTTAAAAACCAAGTATTCGGTTTCGCTTAAATTGTAAATGAATGTATTTTCCATAACTCTTATTTGTTTCTTTTTAATTTATACTTAATATACGAAAGTCCAGGCAAAGAAGCAACTGTTCCTGCCATTAAAGTAAAAATATTTGGATGCCAATGCTCACCGCATGCCCCAAACAAATGCTTCACTGCTTCTATCATACCGTAAAGATACGAAGAATAGTTCAGTAAAGCAAGAAAAAGTTACTCTGATTTATGTTTGTCGATCTTATTTAGGATCGCACCTAATGCTTCATTCTTAATAAAGCCGGCTTGTTCTGCATTCTTTAATGCACTGATTACCTGGAATACTATTAAAGGTATCAAGATCGTTTCTGATAACCAGGATGTTCCTTTGAAACCCGCTTCAACCATTATTAAGGCTGTTAAGGTTATGATCCAGGCAGTTAATGTTTTTAGTATTCTAATTGCTTTATAAGTCTTAAAGCCTTCTCTTTTAGTTCCGGCAATTACGCCGAAGAAACCGTCCATGAATATTACTGCAACAACGGCAAGGTACTGCTCTGAGTTTTCCATTGCTAGATTAAAAAAGTAGCTGCAAACAAATGCAAACGCTGCCGATGTTAGTAGTAATGTAGTTTTCATATTATCCGATTTCGTCATCTAAATGGTCAGGAATGCCGTCACCGTCAACGTCACATATCTCAACGTATCCGAATGCTTTCATAAAACTAGCCACTCTATCCTTAAGATCATTGTCTGTATCTTCAAACCAATCTTCTTTTAGATTGTCATGATCTAAGATAGCGATTAAAGCTTCATAAAGTTTATCAACATTTTCAACCAAATAGATGTCGGATGCCATAAAGTCTAAACTGAAAGCATAGTCATCGATTTGTGGAATTGCAAGTAGGGAATCAGTCTTCCCAATCTTCTTTTCTTTTAGCAACATCTCTTTGCCAAACTTGTGAACGTATTCGCCCACGTAAATGTATCCGGAACCTTCTGGTAGTGTAAATTCGCTCATGTTACTTCAGTAAATTGTAATACTCTCTAAAATGTTTAATTCTGTCAGCAAGGCCAATTGTACCGCCGTTAACCCTTTTAGTAACTGCAGTAACTGTTGCATCGTCTGCTCCTCTGTCGCAGATACCCCAAAGCTTATTTGTATCAAAGAACCATCCGGCAGAAGCCAAAGGATACTTTGTAGCTACTAAATCTGGATTGGTTGTTGTATCTTCAGGAACAAACTTATCAAAAGCCATGTAATTTGCTTTACCAGTCAATTGGATGTAACCTCTTCCTCTGAATTTAAAACCTTCTCCTGTTGCTTCAGGACCGTTGCCCATTCTACCTCCGTAGACTCTTGAGGCAATCTTTTCTGGCTTACGAGCATAAGCTTCAGCTAAAGCCAAAGTTGGGAAATACTTTCCAAATATACCTTGCAATCCTTTTGATGAGTAGTTCAAATTCTCTTGAACGGCTCTAAACCCGCCTGATTCATGACCGCATTGGGCCAAGAAGTGAGCTAGTCTTAAAGGATTGGTGATGTTGAATTTTGCAGCAGTGTCAGGAATCTGAGCAATTACTGCATCGGGAATATGTCCCTTTAATTTCTCAAGCTTGAAGGAACTAGGTGCTACAGAAACTACAGGAGATGCCTGAACGGTACCTGGAGTTGTCCCGAACATCTTATTCCATGTTCCGTCTCCTACTATACCGTCAGCAGTCAGGCCATTGGCTGCTTGCCATGCCTTAACCGCTTCTTCTGTCTTGGGGCCGAAGTTTCCTATCGCCTCAATACCTAATTTAACTTGAAGCTTTTTAACGTTGTCGTTATTGTCTCCTCTTTTTAGCAACATACTTAACCTTCTTCTTCTGGGCTTTCGTTATCTTTCTTTTTGTTAATCCACTTATCCACTGATGCAATAC